AGAGGTAAAAACGAGAATAAGTCACAACTAACCCACTTTAATACATTAAAGCATGAAAGTATTCTTGTTCATATTTTGTTCATAATTTGTTAATAAATCGTTTACAATTTGTTCACAGTTTGTTAACACATTTCGTGTTGGGGTATGCTATAATATAGACAGAAAAAAGGAAAGGAAGTAAAACAAATGAAAAGAACAATTTATGAAGTATGGGCAAAGACCTACAGCGAAGAGTTACAAGATACAATAATGGTTATCAAAGCAAGATTTTACAAGATAACAGATGCTCAACTGTTCGTGAAAGCCTACGAAGATTCTTACATGATGAAAGCCGTCATAGTTGAAACGGAAACTTTCTAAACAGTCGAAACGGGCACAAATGCCCGTCTGCAACGGTTGGCGGCGTTGCACTGATGATGACACGCCAGAAAGGAAAATGCAAAATGAAAACACAGATAACGAAAAAAGCAATCACGAGCGCATATCGCAACATCATCAAAGTCGGCTACTGCGACATGCAAGACGCTTTAAAATGGCGCGAACCGAATTTCTACACTGCGGGGGTATACGGTTGGAATTCCGACGTATATGTAATTGATTACGATACCGTAATTGTAACCGGCTACCGACCGTTTGGAAACGTGAAACTTCCGCGTGAAGTCATTGACATGCTGAACAAATGCGCGAAAAGCATAACGCGCTATCTTAACTATGACTTAGCAAAAATCTATTTAAAGAATAATCTTGATGAGTTAGTTAGTGGTATAGAATACGATTTCTATAGTTACAATTTTGCAAGTGCGGACGAAAACTTTGAAATCAAAAGAAAGTAAAATGTTCACAAATTGTTCACAAATTGTTCATACGGTGTTTACAAACGTAAAGTATACTATAATCAGAAAAAAGGAAAGAGAGGAAAACAAAATGAAGGTTTATAAAACAAAAGTAATCGTTAAAGATGCAAGCGGGAACAGTATTTACAGGAAATTAAGTTACGAGGAACTTGTAGAGCAAATAAAACGTTATAGCACACGATTAAACCGTTTTAACGTTGTGTCGCATCTCATAGGGTATAACGGGGCTATAACAGAAGACGACTATAATAATATAATCAAATTGTACAAAGAAAATCTAATTGACTAAACGGGGGGAGCAAAAAATGAAAAAACGAGAATATTGCGAGAGTCACGAAAGCATTGCATATTATAACGGGTTCAATGGTCTTGAGATAAAAGGCATTGAAAATGACATATGCGATTATGTGTACTGCGTAACAGGTGCATGGCGCGGCAAGAAAAGTTTTCACCGTTGCAAACTTCACTACACCGCAAAAGGGAATGCCAGTCCGTTCTTTAGGGTATATGGACATATAGTGCCGCTCTATGAATGCGTTAAAATGTGAATGCAAGAACCAAAAAAGGAAAGGAAGCAAAACAAATGAAAAAGCAAAATGTTAAAATCAAATTCAACGGAAACCTTTATGACCGCGATTTAATCGTTAGCTATATGCGGGACGATTTACGCGAGAAGTTGCACAGCGAGTGGACGGACGAAAAAGGCGGCGAGCAGGAATTTTTTGAAGCATACTGCGAACTGCTTCGCAACGAAACAGGGGAAGAATTTGAAATCTAAGCCGAAACGGGCGCAACGCCCGTCCACGTGAGATGACCTACACGTGCTGATAAGGCAGGTCATAAAAAGGAGGTGAAAACCATGAAACCAAACCGGACAGACCTATTCAAAGCAAACCTTGTAAAACCCGCATGGGCAGATAACGCCAAGGAAACCGAAATACCCTTTGCAGTACATGCAATAGATAGTTGCATAGGCACAAATTGGAGAAAGGACGAAAACGAAGATGAACAGTTATTTGGTAACAGTGACCGTAACAGACCCGGACACAGGCAAATATAAAGTTGAGATACCTGTATACGCAAAGACAGCGGCACATGCAAAACGCATAGCGCATAAAGCCGCAAGGCAGATGGGCTCTTGCTATATCACAGATTTAACAGCAGAAAGGCGGGTCAACGATGAACATTAAAAGAGAAGCGCGAACGCAGGTTGAAATCGCACAAATTATAAGGGTGTTGGACATTAAAGATGAAATATGCCAACGTCATACACGTTGTGACGAATGCCCTTTAGGCAAATTAGACGTACTTGAAACGCGGACATGCGATGAAATTGACAAATTAGCGAAACGCTTAGATTTAGCTTATAGGGTGGTGCAAACATTATGATTGTCGTGTTATGCTTGAGTATAGTTGCAGGAACACTGCTTGTAGGGCTTGCCCAGTTGCTCGAATGGCTTGACCGCACGTACAACGATTACAAGTTGTTAAAGACAGTAGAAAGGTGGTGGAAGTTATGACGTATATGCACTTGCAAGCATTGCGGCATTATGTACGCCAGGCACAAAAGATAATATATGAAACTCGTAGCTGTATCATTATCGGGTGTGATAAATGCGAATGCGCTTACATTTGCGAATTAACAAATTGCTTGCTAAAGTTTATACAGCACGAGATAAACCGATACGACGCGAAAAGAGAATTGAAAGATGATAACAATTAGTACAAGAGATTACAGCATCGAGCAGTTGAAGCACCTTTCAGCGGCGCTTTCCGCGGTGCTAAGTAATACCTTTGAAAGTAAGGAATGCGGCGAAGAAATGACATGCACAACTCATTGTAAAGCATATGCTTTTTGTAGCGATGTTTATAACACGCTTGCTTATATAAACAAAAAGATAAAGGAGCGGGAAACACTTGAATTACATTGAAATACGCAAGAAAGTAAATGAAACAACCCCGCGCGGTGCATACAGAAGCGCTGTGAAGCTATACGCAATAGACATTTTAAATCGATTAGGCGACGCAGAAGCGCCGGACACGTTATCCGAACTCCATACCGAATTGCTTGACGGTTGCCTAAACTGGATTGAATACAGCTATTGCGGCAAGGCGCTTGCAGACAGCTACAGCATAGCGGGGCGTACTTGCAGTCCTACAACCTTAAAGCGTTTACACGCTGGGGCAAAACAACCTGTAGGTTTCGGAACATGGCTTGATTATCAAGCAAGCGCCCTAAAGCAAGCCGAAAAGTTGATTATACAAAAATATTGTGAGGTTAAAAACGAACACAAATAAAACAAGGCTCGAATACCACTACGGTACTCGAGCCAATGTTATTGCATATTATTTATAACGTCCATGTTCCAGACGCGTGGTCCCACGCGGGCGGGTTGACCTGTTGCGACGCAATAGCCGAAAATAGCATTGAGTTATCAGACACGAAACCAACCGACCCGTTGTTTTTAAAGAACAGCTGTGCGCTTCTTAAACCGCTATTGTCACCGGGACCCGGTGCCCAAAGCAAACCCGTAATAAGTTTGTCATTTGTAGGAGCGCCGTTGTGATCATCGCCAGATGCGGAGACGTAGGAAGTACGCGGCATGAGTTCAAACTTAAATGTATTTTGCGTTGTAGCGCCTAACAGCGTTGCCACGTCTCCTGTAAAATTGTTTGGAAGCACCAACCGTTCGCGCCAGTTACCCGACACGGCAACGGAGCTATCTTGCCCATACACACGCATAACACCGTAACAAATAACAGTGCTATCAGCAGAAGACGGGAACGAAAGCATGTCCAAAATAGCCTTTTTATAATAATGCGTACCCGTAAGCGTGAAAGATTTATAATCAAACTTAGGATATGTTTTAACCATATCCTCGAGAGCCTGTACACGTGTAGTCAAAGAACGGATATTGGAATTGATGTTCGTAATCTGCCCGTCAACGTCGGCTTTCCACTGGTTGTACTGGTTGGTAAAATCAGTTTTCCACGTGTTAAACTCGTTGTTCGTGTTCGTCTTGTACGTGTTGAACATCTGGTCAATGCGCGTATTAGCATTGGTTACAAATTCGTTAAATTTTTTGTTTAAATTATTTGTAGTATTTGTAGCGTACTCGTTAAACCACTGCTGTAAAGTAGTGTTCGTATCGTTCTTATACTGTTCAAACTTATTCCAAAGTTCTTTCGTCAAGTCATCGAAGTGCTGTTCCATGTGCGCTTCAAATCTTGCGATTTCAGCGTTCACCCAGTCCTGCAAGTCTTTATAGGCTTTGTGCAAAGCGTCAATGTTATCCTGCATCTTTTCAAGTTCCTCAAGCATCTTGTTAAGGAACGCCGCAAGCTTACACAGCACCTCATAATAACTCAAACTCTGGTCATAAACAGCGGGAAGAACTTTCTGACACCAAAAGCGCAGATACGGAATGCCGTCATACTTTTTTAAAATCGGGTCAAAGTCAGCGGGTGTGAATTTGTTATCGTTCGGCATACTTTACCACCTTTCTTTATTCCCACAAACCGAAAAACAAATCTTCGAGTTCGTGTAATACCATGTTGTCGACACTTTCATAATTCTTGTACATCTTAGTCATTTCGGAGAAATACGCGTCTCCACTGCTACGACCTGTATAAGTATACTCTGTGTTGCGTTTACCGTCCTGTGTACTTTGCGCTGTGCCGTCGGTTGATGCTTCGCTTGTTGTCTTTGTCGCGCTTGTTAGATACTTGTCTGTGTCTAATCCCTCAATACCACCTTGCGGAGTTTCGTTGAATTTGTTCCAACCTGTGCTCTGACTTTCGCCATGCGACGTGCCGTTGTCGGCAGTGTGTGAAGTATCTTCGCCCACTGTGGTATGTTTGATGTTATCAAACGGGTTCGCAAGTTCCTCTTGCTTGTACAGCATATTGTACTTCGGCATAATCGCGACGAGCCGTTCCCGAAGATGCAGTTTCCATAGCGCATACGTTTCATACGCTATTTCACGGGTGTAGTAGTGGAGCAAGATAAGCTTGCACAGGTGTTCACGATAACTTTGCTTAAAGATAGGAAAATCAAAATCAAAAATGTGTTCGTACCCTGCTTGCAAAGCTTTCTCAACGTCACCATAGCCGCTGTGTTCGTACTCACTCTGCCAGTTCAATTCGGGAACAAAACTTTCGCAAATCCAACGGACTTCTGTTGTAAATTTACTCATTGTTTTCTTCCTTTCTTTCCTTTTCTTCGGTCTGCTTTTGATACATCACGTCATCAGCATCTTCCAAAATCAGACGGTCATCATAGTCTTCCTTGTACTCACACCATACACTCAGATTGAACAGACTATTGATTTTTTCGCAAGCTTTTTGCCGTTCATTTAAACGGTTATATCTTGCCGCGATAGTGCCGCCCATGTTACGTGTTACTTCATCTGTAATCAATCGCTCTTTCTTCTGAAAGGACGTGTTTGAAATACCGAGATAGGTTAAAGCTTCGTTGAAAATCTGTGTTTTGATTTCATACAATTTGTCTGCGACGTACGGCGCGTCTGTCTTTAATACTGTAAAGTCATTGATAGATAAATTCTTATCACCAAAAATAAACGGCTGATTTCCGTCATACTTCATGTACAAGTTTTTCATCGTCAAGCGTTTGCTTTCATCTGCCAAAATCAAAATTGGGGTTTTCTGCGCGTTGACGTTTATGTCGATGATTTCATCAATTTTTCCGAGCCTGTCCGCGAATGATACCAACTGCATCAGGGACGGTGTGCGAAGATAATTGTTGTAAATCATCACGCCTGTTTCCTGCGTCAATGGATATCTGTAGTTGTTATACAGGCTACGTGCGGTAAACTGTAACGGCTGTCCGTACACGTCGTAGCCGCTTGTACTGACGTTTACGGGGAGTGTCATGTACATGTCGAGCGCATCGTCCTTGAAGAACACCGCCCGTCCGTTACCCAGAAGCGCAAGTTCGAGTGTTCGCACGTCGCATGTTTCGGGGAGACCCGTCCAGTGAAACATGGACGCGGAAAGTTCAACGAGCCTTGCAAGGTACAAATCGTTGTTTAGTCGGTTTTCAAAAGCCGTGCTCCAAAACATGCGGTCTTGCGTACCGCCATAATGCTTTGCCCTCAAACTGCTTGCCATGTTTTATCACCATCCTTCTTATGTCGGGGAGTTATCGAGAGTATAGTTACCCACTTCGTCACCATTTTTCCAGAATGTAACACCATGGTCATACACAGCTTTAATTACGTTCGCCGCTTCTTGCGGTAAGAAACCCTGTATTTCGCAACCGACGGTTTTAACGTAGTTCCAATGGGGTCTTGAATGGGTGTTAGGGACTTTAACTGTGCCTGTGTTGTAGCCAAACATGTCAAAGAACTTGTCTACGATTTCCGCATACTCTGGTTTAACGCACATGTAATAAGTGCTAAAGTCAAAACGCGCTAAAGCGTTCGTAACGCTTCCCGCACCTGCTAAGCCTGTTACGTTAGGGGGTATATTAGATATATCTTTAAGTTTAGCATAAACAGACAGGGAATTTTTGAATATGTCTCCGATAGCTGCTACACTTGTACCTATTCCACTAAGTATTCCGCCCATTGCTTGTTGTCTTAACCCTGTTTTTGTGACTTGACTAACTTCTTTAGGGTATGAACCACGATTAGCGGCATCATATTTTGCCGCCTGTAACATATCTGCGGCATTATTCACGGTAACTGCACCCCCAAGAAATCCAGACAAAGCGTTTGAAACGGCATCTATCGCAGTCGTTTCATAAGTGTTGTTTATTCGTTCTCGATTGAGTGCCATATATGCTCTGTAGGTATCACCTATCCAAGGAACGGTTGGATAGCCTGTCAGTACAATAGCATGGTCGTAATACTTAGCCGCACCCCTATAATCCAAAGGATAAAGTACACATTCGGGTGAACTTATGCCGGAAGCCGCAACTTCCATGTGAAAGAAACCGTCTTTATCAATTTTAAAATCTTCATATCGGTATTCATTCACTGTTCCCTGATTATTGCTAATCCATAGTTGATTGTAGGGATAACCAAATAGTTTTTTATTTCGCGGTTTATATCCGTTTGGTAACTGGTCTTTGAACTGTTCCTCACCCTCATAAATACCACTGGTAACACCATAGCAAACAAACTTAAAATCTTCTTTTGGTACTATCTTCGGCATATCAAAATGCGTTTCATCTGCACCCTGTGCCATGAGTTCGTTAGCAACCGTTACGGACAAGACAGCATCTTGCCACCCACTACGAACAAAGTCCTGTACGAGTGTGTTCATATCCTCTGCGCTACCAATATAGCCATACACAGGGCAAAACTGACTATACAATTTTATAGGAACATCGCCAGATGAATAGGGTTTACTTGTAATAACACACGCATATTCACCCAACAAACCGTGTGAAGATAACAGGTTTTTAGACACACCGCACATCAGTTCACCATACCCAATGTTTTCTGGTCTGGTGTTTTCAAAAATCTTGTCCGTTACGGAATGTTCACGTTCAACCAAGCATTGCATCAAAGTATATTCAAACATCCAAGTTTGCATCATGTCAAGTTCGTAATGTATATCCGTAACATTGTCGTTTACATATTCAACACTGTCTACAAACGCAAAGAACCACTTTTCACCGTATGACGTGTTTTTAAACAATAGATAATTGCAAGCATATACTTGTGTTGCAGGAATTTCCAAGGTTATATAATTGCGTCTTTCACGCTGATATGACACATTGTGGAATTGCTTGAAAGCTTTGCTGAAAAAGTAATTATTTTGAGCGGCAATACTATCAAAGTATAACGTATACTTATAGTCACTTTCAATAGGAACACCACGACACAACACAACGTCTGAATTAGGGGGTATATATGGCATTTTATTCACCTCTTATATAAGTCTTAACCCTCTGTTTCCAGAGGGCTTTGACTTACATTGAAATAGTTTACTGTACGGTAATCACGCATTTACCGCTCTTTGCGGTATCGAACTTAGAGGTCGCAGTGATGTTCACCGTGCCGCTTGCGGTCGGGTCAACCTTAACCACGCCGGACGCAGACACCGTAACGAGCGGGTTGTCACTTGTCCACGTAACCGCCTGCGGCGCAAAATTGGTCGTTGCGACTTTCGCGGTCAAAGTAAGCACCTGACCTGCGGACACCGTAGCCGTAGCCGGGGACACCGTAACGCCTGTGACAGTCGGGGTGTTCGGGATAAACGCGATAGCGTTTGCGAATGGGGACACGCTGAACAGCTTCCAGACGTGAAGATAGTGGTTCCAGTAAAGACCCTGTACGTTCTCGAGGTCACGGAACTGCTGGAGCTTATCGTAAATCACGAAATAGTCACGGTCAACAAGGACGGCAGGAATTTCGTTAAGGTCTTCCAGTTCGTCCGGGCTGTACTCATAGTAGTTCGGGTCGCCCTTAAAGAGTTCCGCAAGGCGCTTTACGTTCAGCTTGCCGAAACCATCAACAAGAACAATATGACCGAGAAGTTCGGCTTCGGACATGTTGAACGCACGTGCAAGGTTCTTTACGCTCTGGGTAGCATCGAATGCTGTATTGATAATGATATACTGGTCATCACGCAGTGTATGCGTGGTCACACCTGCAAGGTTGTATTCATCAGACATAAACAGCAGGTCATTAGACGCTTTACGCATTGCAACGGTTGCGTCATCAATGTTACTTGTATTGATTGTCTGGACGCTAACCTGACCGCGGGAGAGGTTACGCGCAAGCATGTATTTCATGGTCAAAAATTCATCATTTTCCATTGCGGTGTAAAGCTGTTCCGTAATCTTCGCAACAAGATTATATACACCGTCTTCGGACAGGAACGCAAGGCGCAAGTCCTGTTCTTCGGTCGTAGCCTTGTAAAACTTCTGATAGTTCATGACGTGGAACGCGGACTGCACATCTGGAATTTCACGTTTAAAGACTTCCTTTTCTGCTACTTCCGGGTCATACTGGAACGGACGCGCCATAGACACGAACACTTCTTCAACCGTTTCGCCAAAGTCAAGGAAACCTTTCTTGAACATCGCCCACGGGTTAGAGTAGGACTTAGACGTGATAATGACTTTGCCAATACGGTTTACGAGCGCGGAAAGAAACTCATTCTGGAGTGCGGGCATGTCCATAATGATTGCACCGATTTCACGGATGCTGTCTGCATCCGGGGTCACAACCGGGACATAGTTACGGTAATTGATAGACGCAGAATTGCGGATTGCATTCAACACGTCTGCGGAACTGTTTGTCAGTGTTCTAACTTTCGGCTTAGTTGCCACTGAAAATCATCCTTTCTTATTTGAATAAATCGTTGAACGTGATATGTTCTGCACGTTCGGTTGCGTCTACCCCATACGGGGACTGCGTTGCGGGTTCGTCGGCTTTACTGCCCTCCGGTTTACCCTCAAAGAAACGGCTTGTATATTTTTCGCGCCATTCTTTATCCTTTTTTGCTGTTGCTTCTTCTGCCGCAGTCAGTCTGGTGCTAAAATCGTTAAACGTGTCCGCAACATCTTCCGCAATTTCTAACATTCTATCGGGGGTAAAATCACCCGATGCAAACATTTCTTTAAACTGTTCGAGGTTTTTTACTGCCATTTTAAATCATTCTCTTTCTGTAGCCGAGACACACCATCCATATAGGCATGGATTTTCGTTTAGTTGGTGTTGGCGGTGTTGGTGGTGTTGGTGGTGTATCGGGGTCATATTGTCCAAGGTAGTTATACCAATATCGCGCCGCCTTTTGACGGTCTGCGCGTGTTGCTTCCGGGTCTGCCGGACGTTCGTATGTGTCCAGAAAGACGCTTGCAAGGTATTCGGGAGACTGCGTAGACGATTTAAATTCCGCGTAACTCATGTTATACGGACTAACAGGATACCACAGGTTTGTAGCGTTACTCAAAAAGTAACATTGCGCTGTACCGTCATCGGGACTGCCCATCACGTCACTAAAGTGTGGCGCATACCCGGGGGACGACTTTGCAATATCTGCGTCAATATACTTTTGAGGTGGAGTAAATTGTACCAAACCATAACCAATGTCGTCCTTTCTATAATCCGTTGACGGGAGGGGTTCGTCCCAACCCCACCGCCACGGATTGTACCCGCTCTCCCATTCCATGTTGCCAAGGACGGCAGAAACGGCGTTTAATGTCCACCCGCGTGATTGCACCAAAGCCTTGTAAATCATGATAGCGTTGTCTTGCGCTTCTGAACTCTCACGGGAGTAACCGTACAAGTTTTTTGCATGCCATGTCGCGTCGGGTAAAGGTGGTTTCGGTTGCGGTGTGCTTGCGTCCCACGTAACGTTATACGTGCCTACACCGTTCGGTATACGCAAGATGCTTGACGGGTCTTTTCTGTAAGCGGTTGTTTGTCCGCCGTCCCAGTATTCCCAGTGGGTGTGTGTACCAGTGACGTTGCCCGTCTGACCTTGCGTCCCGATAAACTGACCTTGTGCAATGCTGTCACCCTCTGACCAAATCTGTGACGCAAAGTGTGCCGCAAGCCAATACTTGTTCGGCTCAAACTCAACAAGTATCATGTTGCCCCATGACATGTTGCCAGTTATGGTACTGCCGTCCCACACCTGCGCCCATACAACCTTTCCGGCTAATGGTGCATACGCTTTGTAGTTGTCATGCACGGTATCAATGCCGCCATGTTCACCGCCGCCGTCGTAGTACGGATAACCCGCGCTTTCATAGATTGTCTTTTGGTCTGTTATACATTGCTTATAGGTTGCCATGTTAAATCAAGCTTTCAATTTCGTTTGCAAGGACTTCAATCTGTTCAAGCTTCGTTCGGATTAAATCCTTGTTGTCACTTTTCTTTTTGTAGCCGTTTAAGCCTTTAGCTTTAATTTGGGACGGGTAATCGTAGTAAGCGTAATCTGCATCCACTTTACCCGAAACACCATTTACGGTATGACTGTTTGTATACTGCCAGATACCTGCGTTTTCGTATTGGCAAACGTCGTTCCACTGTGCACACCAGACGGCATACCGGGATAGTTTCGACATGTCGAGACGGTCTGAAAGGTAATACAAAGACGCATAAATACCGACCCAATAGCCGTTGCTTTCCACGGTACTAAGGATTTTAGCCGCGATTTCACTGTATTTTGTTTTACCAAGCTTTCTTGCAATGTCATCTTCCTCAAGGTCAATATACACCGGGTAATCAAACTGCTTGCCTTTTAAAGCTTTGATAAAGCTTGCGGCTTCGTCCGCCGCCATGTCGGCGTTCTCTGCGTAGCTGTACCAATATGCGCCCACGCCAAGTCCTGCGGCTTTTGCTTTTTTGTAGTATTCCTCAAATCTCGCGTCGTACTGTTCCGGGTATCGGTTTGCACTGCCGTAACCTGCGCGGAGTAACACAAAGTCAATGCCCGATGCTTTTAGCTTGTTAAAGTCAACTGAACCTTGATGTTCCGAAAGGTCAATGCCTTTTGAAAAGATTTTACTCATTCAACACGCGCCCCTTTCAGAAGTAATCTTAGAACAGCGCTGTCAATGTCGTCGAAATTTTCAAAACTAAACGTTTCAAAGCCGTCATACGGAATATCAAGCTTGAACTGTTGCAGAATTTTACCTGTAACTCCATCATACACTATTATCATACCTGTCAATAAATCGATTGATACTGTGTTCGTGGTTTTAGTAAGCGACAAGGTATAAGTAAGGTCTCTACCGCCGCCGTGTAATGTTATTTTAGGGTTATGAGTTGTTACTTCTGCTGACATAGGGTAACTAAAACTTGTCTGATAAAATAATACGCCGTTTTGTATGTTTATAGTTTGTTTTCCTTCGCCTTTAGGCAATTCTATATGCGTGAAAGTTGGCGTTTTTGTTGTAAGCCTTAAATGGGCCGTTTTGCTTTCCAGAGCGTCAACCCTACCGTCGAGCTCCGACACAACCGACGTTATAACACCAAACAAGGCGTTATCATAATTGTAAGGTGGCGGCAATACTTCGAACTGTAAGGCGACGCGCATACTGGGATATTTTGGCTTGAAAATAACGTCTTTAATTCCCGTTGTTCCGGGGGGTAAGACAAAATAAATCCGCACACCATTATACGGGTTTGCTTCGTCAGGCAATTTTAGGGTTGAAAAGGGTTCTACTGTTGCACCCTCATTTGTGATAATTTCAAAAACAAGATATTCAATGGGTATAGCCAGTTCAACGACGGGAATAATGTTATATGTACCTTTGTCAATAACAGTTTGCCTTTTTGCGACATACCCCAAAGGAACTTTAATAACGTCATCACATGTCAAAACACCTGCGTCTGTGATACGTATCGGGTATGCACCTTGCACACTGATAAGCGTATTAATTCTCGAAGCAGCGACAGAGGGATGATTCATAGTTCGTCACCCTCTTTCTGAACGCCCATTTTGTCGCAAAGCTTTTGCATGATGAGCGTGTTGTTGTTGAGTGCGTCAGTCAATTTCTGCACTTCGTTCCTGTGCGTTTCCTCAAGCTTGTTGATATACCAAAAGCAAATAAGGCAAACGGCGATAGGGAAACCAAGAGAGGAAACAATCTGAACAATGGCGGTTACGTCCATAAAGTTTCAATCCTTTCTGTTGTATTTACCACCTTTTATACTTATAGTATAGCACAAAAGTGTTGACTTGTCAATATACTTGTGGTATAATTTAATTAGAAAATAATACAAGGAGTTTAAATATAGTGCCAAAATCGAATTATTACGACGGAACAAAGCTATTGTCATTAAAGGATATAAACGGCAAAACACCCGAGGTGTTCATGTGTACCTCTAACCGTAGCGCAGGTAAAACAACCTATTTTAATAGACTTGTGGTAAACAGGTTTATTAAACGTGGAGAAAAGTTCGCGTTGCTGTATCGCTTCAACTATGAGTTAGACGGCTGTGACGAAAAGTTCTTCAAGGATATAAAAGAATTATTCTTCCCCGAATACGATATGACCGCCGCAAAGAAGATGAAAGGCATATACCAAGAGTTGTACCTAAACGAAGAACCGTGCGGCTACGCAATTTCCATCAATTCAGCCGACCAATTAAAGCGCAATTCACATTTGTTCAGTGACATTGACAATATTATATTCGACGAGTTTCAATCTGAGCAGAACCACTACTGCGACAAAGAGGTTGAAAAGTTTATCTCTATTCACAATTCTATTGCGCGTGGACGTAGCAAGCAATCCCGCTACGTGCCCGTATATATGATTTCCAACCCTGTAACGATACTCAACCCGTATTATGTTGCAATGGATATTTCAACACGACTTCAAAAGGACACGCATTTCTTGCGTGGAGACGGTTTCGTTCTGGAGCAAGGTTATAACGAAACGGCGGCTAAAGCTTTAAAGTCAAGTGCTTTTAACCGCGCGTTTGGCTCGAGCGATTATATCGCATATAGCGCCGAGGGTGTGTATTTACAAGATGACCTCTCATTTGTCGATACGCCGACGGGACGCGGAAAGTATGTCGCAACCATACGCTATGCGGGTATAGACTATGGTGTTCGTGAGTACCCAGAATTAGGTATAGTGTTCTGTGACAAAAGCGTCGATTATCAATACCCGCTCAAAATTACGGTTGATACCGCCGACCATAAATTAAATTATGTTATGGTATCAAGTAACTTTATACTCATTCAAAAGCTTCGGTATTATTTCGAGCATGGCTGTATGAGGTTTAAAGACCTGCAAGCGAAAGAAGCAATATTAAAAGCGCTTTCATTCTAATTTGTATTCTGCGTTCGTTCTGCACATCGACCTGCACGGGTGACACGGTTGAAAGATGCCGCCGTGACAAGGCTATGAACGGTCAATTCCTTTGTGTAGACGTGCGTTTAAGAATAACAAAATCCCTTAGAGTTTTCATGCTCTAAGGGATTTTACTTTTAGTGCATTTCAAATGTCGTGTCAGCTAAGATAACACCACCTTTAATGCGCTTTTGAGAAAGTTTACCCGGTATCATGATGCCCGGTACAAAGTCGGATATACTACGGGGTTCACGGATAAATTCAAGTTCTTCGGGCGTGTAGTTTTCCGGGTTCTTCTCTGTGTCGTAATCCTGTTCGACTGAATGTATAAACAGTTGTTTAACGGTTTTGTTTGCACCCGCGCATGTCACAATATAATGCGGGGTTTCAATCGGTTCGCCGTCCTCATGTGTTACGTGTTCAATATAGGTTTTCTGCCGTGTGAAAAATCCAACGTCCCAGTTTGTTTCATTCTTCCAACAACAATAATTTCGCGGGTGTAGCGTGACACCTTTTATCTTGTCCAACGGTAAGTCGAGATGCAAGCTGTCTGTGTCTGCGTAGATAAAGCCGGGGTTATTGACACCGTAGTAATTCTGCTGTGCGGCAGTAATTGTAAAGTTTCGTGCGTAACTGGTAATAGCCGCGCCACATGCAATGTATCCCGGTGTCTTTTTGTTTTCGGCAACCGTAAAGAAACCTACCACGCCGTTAGGTTTAAGCATAGCCACCTTGTATGAACTGATTGTAGATGCCGCTTGTTTTCCGTATAGATTGTTACTGTATAATTTTGCTACGGTTCTAATGCCCTTATTAGGAGCGTTGATTTTCATTTCACGGTATTTGTTTAAGTATTTGTCATAGATGCCTTGTTGCGCTTCGAAATAACAACCGTCCAATATTTCCGGGTCAATTACAATGTAATGCTTTTTAAACAGTTCGTAATCTGTCATAGTCATTGTCATGGTCACATATGTGTCATGCTTCTTGCCGCATTGATCTACCCATTCGGACACGTAGCGCTTTTGGTTTTCGTCCCATACGTCAGACGTAGTTAAGCTTTCGTTTTGTCTGTAATGCAGGTTTTTCTTTAGCTGAATAAAAGGGAGATACCCAACCTTTAATCTAAAACGACAACGCAGACGCACAAAATAATATATACCTATAAGGGGGTTGTGTTTCTTTAACGCTTCTTGTCGTTCAGCTTCGACTTCTCTTAGCCCCACTTCACCGTGAAAAAATTCGGGTTTACCTATAGGGTAATAGTTGCCACTATCACTATGCATCATGGACGGGTAAAGGGAGTTTACGTCAAGCGTTAAACCATTTTTATGTGCCTTGCATTGTTTGCCTTGCACAACGTGACACCACCCGCCACGGTATGCCTTGCGTATGTATTCATCTGCATTTGTAGCGCCGTAGCGCTCGGGGTCAAGCGGAATGTCATAGAGGTTTGGGAACATGTCTTGATAAACAAAACGGTTATAGCCGGACTTAAACTCACTCATACAGCAAGCACCTATTGTAAGTTTTTTGTGTCCGTCTGCAAACATAAATTCTATGGCTTCCTTAACGACAAGCACGTCGTTTTTGATATAATGTTCTTCATCAGGGGTAATATTATACCCTGCGTGACGTTCACCCTTGTATTCAATCGTACTCTTACGGTGTTTTGTGTTAAAGCTTTTTCCCATGTCTGCGACGGAGAGGGGGATAAGCTTGTAACTGTCACGAAACTCTATAAGGCTTCTATGGGTTTTAACAGTCATCGTATACCATTGTCCCATGTCGGATATGCTGTACTTAAAAGTGTTAGGTTGCATGTCATTTGTTTCGTAAAACATAGTGTGTTCAACTTTGCCGTCGGGTGTGTAGGTTGCTTGTGCGTAGTCGTCGCGCTTCAATAGGTAATCGAGAATGTAAGAAAAGTCAAAAGCGCCATTGTGAAAGTACACAATGTTCTTACCTTTTAACTGCTCTATCCATTCCCAGTATTTATCTATTGAGTTTACAACAAGTACGTCTTCTGTATGTATTTTAACACATGCCGCCGCCCAGACTTCCGTGTCGGTTTGCCCGTCGTATACGCTTGTCTCAAAATCACATACATAATAATTCATACTTGCACGTCTCCAAACGCTTCATTTAGTTTCATCATTTCTTCTACACCTGCTTCACGGTGTTCGTAAAAGTTGCCTAACCAACGTCCCGCCGCGTTAACGTCATTCGCTTCCTGTGAGGTTAATGTTCCGGCGGCAACGCCGATTTCATTCAGCATGTACGCGAATACGGTGTCACCCTCATTTTTGCCGTAACGGTTTTGCAGGTGGTTGCGTTCTTCCTTTAGGTTATCCAATATATATTCCGTACCTGCATGCTTCTTTTTGTCTGTTACCCATCGTGCATTCGCTTCAACGAAATACGCAAACGCGAGGTCAGCTTCATTTATATTTGCTATGGGTGCATTGTTAAGTGAAAGAACTATATTGCTTTCAACGCCTGTTGAACTTGTAACCGTAAATTGCGTAAAGCCTAACTTGTTAAACTGCGCTCTTGCCGCTTTAGGTATGTCAGTAAACGAAATAGCTTCACCGTTTTGCGCTTCTGCATATAACGCCGTGTCCGTAATGTCTTTAAGTTCTTGTTCTAATTTATCAAGCATTTTCTTTGTTATTCTTTCGGGGCGTTCAAAAGCGCTAAACAAATCTTTAGACTTGTACTGTGATTTATAACCTTTTCTTAAATAACGGTTAAAGCGTTGCTTTGCGTTTGTAAGTAAACGCTCAAATTCTGCTTGATTAGGTGTCAGTTTTTTTGACGATTTTTTAGCCATGTTTTTACCCTCTTTTCTATTGACAAAATAATACCGTTATGGTATAATAAAGTGTAAAGATAAAAAGAACCGATGACGAATTTTTTTTTTCGTCATCGGTTCAATCGGGAGGTTTACTGCCATGTCAGCGGCAGTTAAGGAAAGGAGAAATCTTATTGTTTATTTGATATGGTCTACGAGTTCCGCGTTCTCGATAAAGTCCTTGACGGACATTTCGTAGCGGTTTTCTTCGATAGACTCAATGTTAACGAGAGTTACAACGCGTCCCGTCTCTTTGTTGTCGTGGTCACGATGCAACTTCTTAGTCAGAGCGTAAAGCGTGAGAGCGCCTTCACACACGTCGGTGAAGTGATAATCAACACCGTTATCGTTAACCGTGTAGGTGTATGTCGTAGTCTGAACAGTTCTACGAATATACTTCATTATCATTCACCTGCCTTTGCTACAGGGCGGCAACCGAGGAAGTTACGCCCTTTGTAGTTCTGCGACGGCTTTGCAAAACACTCGATTTCCATGCCGTCACTTGCGTCAAACGTGCCCACAATGTCAAGGAAAGACTGGGCGAACGACTGGGAGCCAGTATGATAGAGAACACCGTCTGCGATAACGACAAGCTTGTCGTATTCCTTATCCTGACCGGGTTTCGGGTTGTCGTTCACGGTGTGAACCATTGCCCACGCGTCCGGATAGGAGAGAACAAGTTTACCAAATTCCTCAATAGCCTTTTCAAGGTTCTCGCCGTTGCTGTAGTTCATTACGTTGTACTTGTCCATTTTGCCAAGGTTTGTAGATTTGATAATAGTGTTAGTAAGCATAGTTTTGTTTGTCCTTTCAAATAGTATTTGTTATAATAGAGAATATGGAGAGAGTATGAAAACTGACAATGAAATTACGCAGAAAGGAGTTTTTGCCTTTCTTAAATATTCTTTTGTAATCGTCTGAAACTTCGTTGCAACTTGTGTTCTTCTTGATTACGTATATATCTTAACACAAGTTGAACGAAATGTCAATAGGTTTTTCAAAGTTTTTTGAAAATATTTTTGGACTGTTTATTGCTTTAGTATGTGATAGTAAATGACTGTTAGTCAGTTTGTGTGCGTGTGGTGCGTTGTCGTGTGTTGCGCCGACTCCGCCCTCGGGTTTCATCCGTGGTCACGCGTTCGCCAAGTCCCGTCCGCGGAGCGGAGCAGAGCGACGCGGACGGCGGTAGGTAATCACGTGATTATGTGAACTGTTTCTGAATTAGTTCACTTTGCTCGTATAGATTGCAGTTAGTTGTGACTTACTCTCGTTTTTACCTCT